CATTTCTTTAGCCATTCCAAATGTCTAAAGTCAGTAACCATGCCAGTTCTATCTAGCTCGGGTGCTGTAAGGAACACTTGCATTTTGCCTTCGTGTCCGTGTAAATGACGACAAGCGCATTTTAGGTCAGCGGCATATTCGCCGTTTAGTGTTTGTGTATGAACTCTGTGACCGTAGCAGAATTCAAAAGTTTTGTCAATGATCCAAGTCATCTCTTGCCCTTTTAAGTAAGTTTGATGACACGCAGAGTGTTTAAAGTGGGATGAGCGTCAAGTCCACTAGTATATTAGTATACTAGAAAGATATTTATAATGCAAGAAATTTTACGTTATTTTTCTGCCATTCCTTTGGAATTTTCCAGTTGGCAGTATTTAAGATTGTAAAATTTTTATTAGGAAAACATTCAAATACTTTTTTAATTTGATGCAACCAATAATTTGGATCAACAGCATTTGAATTAGATGAAGAATAATTTGCGGTGTCTTTGTAAATGTTATTAACTTTATTATTATTACTCCACAGGTCAAACCCTATTAATGTAACATTGTCTGAATGCATTGCTGCGAGTAATACAGCATAAGGACCGCTATTCCAATGGAAAGGATTATCAATTCTTAATGATCCTTGGTAAGGTAACTCTGGGAGTTCTTGTACATTTGAGAAAAAAGTTATCCACTCTTTTCTAGTATATATTATTGTTTTTTTAGAATTAAGATTGTTTTGTGCTTCTCTAACCATTCTCATATCGCAACATACAAGATGATCTACAAACATATCTCTATGTATTGCATTACAACCTATTAAGGTATAATCTTTAAATTGTGAAAGATTTATTTGTTTTCTACTTTCACCGTTGCCGATTACTAAAGAGTTCATTATCCCTTAATGTCACCAAAGGATAACCATTCACCCGGTTCTCCTGAACGAACGCATACCCAGCCAACAGACTTTCCTTTTTCTGGAGCAGCATTCCATACAATGTCTCCGCGTTCGTGAGAACCAAACTCTGGAGGGCTTGCTCTATATTGATGTAACTTATCATTAAACTTGATTGGACCTTTAACATGAAGGTCTGCTCTCGAGTCCATTGTTTGCACACCAACGGATATTTTTCCGTGTACAGAAACCTGTATAGGCCCTTCTGCTTTGTTGCCAAGTTTGATGTTTCCGTTGGATTCAATAGTAATTCTAGCAGTATTGTCAGTGACAATGTTTAAATCGTTGCTGGCAAAAGTTCCAATCTTTCCTTTAGAATTTTCCGCACCGATAACAATTTCTAAACCTTCTTCTGCAACACTTAATGCAGAATTTGGCATTTCAATACCAATACCAACTCTACTGCTTGTAGATTTATAAAATACATATTGGTCAATGACAACATCACCGTCAACTAAAAGACCTTTTAATCTTCCAAGTTGTCTTAGATTACTTTTGGTTACGCTATTGCCTAATTCGTTTACTGACAACACAGGTGCATTATCAATTAAAACAGACTTGTCTTTTCCTAATTCAATATTTTCAGAAATAAAGAATCTATCAGGGTTTCCGTTAAACACAATTTGTTTAGCATTTCCTTGACCTGACCAAATAAACCCTTTTCCATAGAGTCCTGTATCGTTTGATTTAAATTCAACAAATGTAGGATTACTAATTGATCCTTCTCGACCTTCTGTGAGATCTTTTAATGCTTTAGTAATTGCGTCTAATGCAAGATTGATTTTGTCTGACATATTGTTCTCTTACTCTAATTTACCAAATTTTTTCCATTCGCCGGGATTACCTGCTCTAACACAGATCCAGCCGGCATGTGTTTGTGGATTGGTATTCCAGACAACATCACCTGGTTTAAAATTTCCTGATGTTGGAGAAGCATCTGCATATTGATGAATATGACCGTGGAATCTAACAGCACCGCCAACATGTAGATCAACTTCGGGATCTGGATTTTTAACTCTTATAGCAACTTTTCCGTGAACAGAAACTTGAATAGGTTGTTCTGTGGTATTGCCTAAAAGAATATCCCCGCCAGCACCAATACTAATCCGAGATATGTTATCAGTTACAATATCAAATTGTTTACTAGCATATGTACCAATAATACCTCTAGTTTGTTCTCTGCTACCGACCATAACTTCAATGCCATCTTCTGCAACAGAAAATCCTGCATTGGGCAATTCAATCCCTACACCTAATCGACTAGCGGTAGAATTATAAAATACATATTGATCGAGTACAACATCCCCGTCAACTAATAAACCTTTTAGTCTACCAACTTCTCTCAAGTTACTTTTAACAACGGTATTTCCAAGAGCGGTTGATGAAAGAACAGGAATATTATCAATTCCTATATGTTTATCTTTGCCTAGATAAATGCTTTCTGATGAAAATAATCGGTCTGGATTTCCGTTGTAAACAAATTGTTTGGCATTTCCTTCGCCTACCCAAAGAATTCCTTTACCAAAAATTCCTTCTTGATCTGTCTTTTTAAATTCTAATGAGCTTGATCTTTCTAATCTAAGATCAGCTTTTAATTCGTTTACTTCTATAGTTTGAGCTTTTAATGTTCCTAAGACATTGATGTTTTCAGCAATTACTGATTTTTCAACAGATAAATCTCCAAGCACCTGTCCTGTTCTTATTTTTGAAATGTAAACATTGTTATCTTCAACAATAATTTGCTCGGCAGTAGCTTTGTCATTGATCCCGGCACTTGCAAATCCTAGGATTTTTCCGCCAGAAATATGATCGCCACTGAGACTTCTTTTTGGAAGGTCTTTGTGAAAAGTAGCAAGGTTAATACCTGGTTTATCAGCGGTTTCAACTAGGGATTGAATGCTGCTTGCTAGGTAAGTTAGGGCTTGATCGATATTGTTTTTGCTCATAGTAAGATATTTATCAATAGTTGTTTTACGATAAATATCCAAAAGAGGAGTTTTTTATGCCGGTCGCAACAACAGATGCGTTTAGAAATATTACAATTGGAGCAACAACTATTAGGGCAGAGCAAGTAGGAGATACCCTTACTATTTCTGCGGGTGGCAATATTACACTAACACCGAACGGTACAAATGACTCTTTTGAAATTGCAGCAGGTCTTACATTAACTGCTGATAATTCTACAAATGCTTCAAATTATCTAATATTTTCCGATTCAGCTACAGGATCTTTTACACCTAGAACCGATATAAATTTGTATTATAACCCTAGTACAGATACATTAACTGCGGGAGTATTTGCTATTTCAGCTGTATCTACATCAACAGGAACCCCGTCGAATACTACAACTCCGACGGGGTATATGCAAATAACTATCAACGGAACACAACGATATGTTCCTTATTTTACTTGATTAGGCAAGTTTTAAAAGAATAACTTCTTCGTTGATACGTCCGTTGAGCTTAATATCAACTGCTTTAATATCTTCTAAAAACTTACGTAGAGCTACTTTACCAGCTGCTTTAAACTCTTTAAGTTGTTCCTCGGGCTTGCGCAGAGTCTTTTGTACACTCTTAAACTCGTCATAGCCAGTAATCGAAGTACCTTTTACGCCAAGTTCTGAAAACTCACCAGCAACATATTTGCCTAGTTTTCGACTCTTAGTATTAAAGACCCACAACTCTTTAGAGCCAATAATATCCGCAGGATTAATACTAACCAATTTAAGTTTATCATCTTGCTTTAGATATTTGAGTTTAGCAACAAGTTTATCTGCACTTACCGCTTTCTTAGCACGTGGTTTACGATTAACTTTTGCTTCCTGCATTAGCATATCGCAGGCACTGAGGATTTCGTGATAAAATGCAAGAATCTTTTTAATTTGAGCTTTGCTAAAATGAGCGTATGCTTCTTTAAGCTGTTCACATTTTCCTTCTTGAAGCTCTACGTACTCGTCGTGCTGACGTTGATAAAAATCTTTAATAATACGAGCATGAGCGGCCTTGGCCTGCTTACCCCTTAGCAAATTCATAAGTTTAAATGCTTTAGGATCAAATGCTTCTGGATCCATAGAAAATGATTCAATGGCGTCTTCAATTTCTTCGGTCATTGCAAGACTAGTTTCTCGAACACGTTCTTGGATAGAAACTACAGGTATAGTTTCTTTTTTCTCAACAACTTCTTCGTCTTCGGTATCGTCCTTGCCCTCGGCAATGACTCTATTGATAGCAGTCTCCAACCATTTAGCAGTATCACGACCTTCGTTAAATCCTGCGTGTACCTCTGGCATGCCTCGTAGCAGACAGGCAGCAATACCACCCATGGTACCTGAACAGCGATTGTCTTTAGTCTTTTTAAATTCAGCAACGGTTTCTGAATTCCAGCCTTGGAGTTTCATCCATTCTACAACTTTAGGTTTTAGATCTTTACCGCTGTACTCAAGACGATAGTATTCCATAGAGCGACGAAAATGAGCATTAAACTGATCCGCACCCCAATCTTCAGCACCGTCCCATCGAGGGCTCAAATCACGAGTTGATTTAGTACGATGTTCGATTACTTGTTTTTTGGTAACGCGAGTTTTGGTTGCTGCTTTAGCCATTTTGAGTCACTCCTTAATTAAACAATAAAGATATTATAACACCAATTTACTCAGAAGTCAACCGTTCGATTTCAATTATATCTCCGTCTTCTGTTTCTTTATATATAATTGTAGCAGGAAAATCGACTAACGATGCTTCTGCTATTTCACGTGCTTCTTTAAGACTTTTGGTAGTATCTACCAATTCTTCGTGTCCGTCAACGTCGACAGACCAGACCTCGTATAGTTCCCAGGTCATTTTATTTTACCTTTTCTCCTTTGGTGTTAAAATCTTCCCAATCTCCACCGGGCGCCAAAGCCCAGCCAAGACGTTGGAGATCATTCCGGATCTCGTCGGTAATATAACCTTCCGGCACAAGATTTACATCAAGGTTGTCGTCGTAGCTCATACCGCCGCGAATGCCTGAACAATACCAATCGATGTAGTCGCCTTTTTGTTGCATATCTGCAATTATGCCGCCTGCATAACGCCAAGAGCAACCCCATTCTTCTTGTTTAAGAATAGGAATGACATCCAATTTAATAAAACCGTTGTTACACATTGCCGCATACAAATTTTGGGCATAGACATCATTAGCACGAACTTTCTCTAAAATCCATTCAGTGGTTAAGAGATCGTACTCCATATTATTCTTATGAGTTTCTGGATCGTCAAACTTGTGATCGTGCTGTTCGAGAATTTGATCGAACATGTCAAGATAGGCCTCGTTTACAGGTTCACCTTTTTCTGCCTGACGCTTAACATATCCTTCCTTTTGGAAAGAATGTCGTTCGGGGCTTTTAGATATTTCTTTCATTTTACTTCTGGATCTTTTGATACATACTGACCAGTTTCTTCGTATATTTTATTACATTCTTCTTGTGTACGCAATTTTACTTCTCGTATAACGGTGCCGTCTTCGTTGCAAAATTCAACTTTATAAGGACCCAATACAACAACGTAACTATCTTCTTCCTGCCAATCGTGCTCGCCATCATAGAGCCAACCAGCACCGCACATACCGTCGTCGTTGCCTTCTAAGTATAGACGCTTAATTTCTTCTTGTTCTTCTTCGCCAATGTCGTCACTAAATTCAAACCAACAAGCAACCTGATCGTCTAAATCACAACTATCGTATTCTCCGTCTTCGGCCTTACAATATTGTGTAGGACTTTCGGCTCCGCTAAGATTGCACTCCATATCTTCAGCAAGAAACCCTTTCCCCCAACGATAATGATCCTCTACATTGAACCAACTAATAGTACCGTCATCATTTTCACGATACATTTCGTAGACAATGTAAATGCTTTTCTTTTCAAGAGGAGTAATTGTATAGTGTGCCATTATTCTTCCCCAGTAAATTCTTCCCCAGTTTCTTCGTTAACAAGTTGTAGTGGACCATAGATCCAATATTCGGTGTCATCATTTACCCAACCTGCTTCTTCAACTGCTGAGTAAGAGTCCTCCTCCCATAGCTCATCAAACTCTTCTACATCGTCATCATTAGCACCGTCACCTGCACGAGTCTCTGCCCAACATCCGTCGTCCATCATGTCAAGCTCCCATTCATATTCGCCACCCCAACCTACTTCGTATCCGTCTGGATTCTTAAGGTCAACATCGGGCTTTTCGTCAGTTTCGCAAAACCAGGTTCCCCAGCGGAAGCCTTCTTCTCGAATAATAGTTTTGCCGTCTTTAGTCCAGTATTGATATTCAACTGCATTTTTCTTATGAAGGTTAGAAATTTTCCATGTTGCCATTATACACAATCTCCTTGAATAGCTTCTATAATTGCCTGATTAACTTTTGGATCTTTTTGATTTTTAAATTCTTTTACATCTTTAATAGCAGATTTTAATGTTTCAGAGTAATTAAGAGCCTGTTGTTCACTCATTGTGATTGTGGTTTCGCATCTTACATAACCCTTAGTCCAAATGGTCCAAGTTAATTTTAATCTTGTAAAGAGACCGTTAATGATATCTTTAACAGCCCAATCAAATTCTTGAAGCCAAACATTATCAATATCGTATCGTTTTTTGATTACTTCAGTCCAATAATCTGTTTTAACAGACACAAATACATTTACATTTACACCGCATTCGTCCGCTTCAACTTCTAGATTATGATCGTGTGACTCTTGTCCGCAGCCACAGACTATTTGATAATATTTAGAATCTCCAAAATCGTTGCGTTTTAATATACCTTCTGCCGGTGTTTGTAATTTCATTATAAGGTCCCAGTATCAAATGTTTTGACATTATGTCTGTTTTCGTACATTGTGTCCATAATTTTAAGATAATTTTCCTCAGACATAATTGTTTTATAAAAACTAAATGCCTGCACAGCCATGACAGCAGCAATTTCTTCTGGTGAGTATTCTTCTAACATAATGTTATTGAAAGCCAAATACTTGCTGTATAGGTCTTCGTGTTTAGATTTTTTTGTCATGTATTCCTTGTTGATAACGATATTCTCTCTTAAGCCACCATTTAAATTTTTGAAAATATTCTTCGTGTGTGTATTTGGGAATGTTAGCCTGAAAATGTTCCTCACAATTTTCATACCATAGTTCTCTGACCCAAGTTCTAAACGAAGAAGTTTTCATATTATGTCCAAAGTGATTGACGGATTTTAATTAGACGAATCATCATTTCTTCGTCCTCTTTCTCATATTGTGCTTCCAGTTTGTGAAGTTTGTCAAGAGCTTTTTTAGATTCGGCTTTTTCTTTTTTGGTATCGTCTTCTGGAAAGAATTCGTCTGGGTGTTTCTGACGACGATTTTCGCAAATAGCTGACCAGCCACTTACATCATAGGGATCTGGACGAGCAGGACGTTCGTACTTCCACCATTTGTAAAGGATTTCAATCTCCGCAGCAGCAAGTGCCTGCGAGGTAGGTACAGCTTCGTGCTTTTTATCTTCGTCTAGGAAATCCGCATTGGTTAAAGTTTTTGCCCAAGCGCAGTAGGCCATTGCTGCTTCTTCAGAACGCCAGTTACGATACCAACGACGCCACCAAGGGTAAGAATACTTCTTACGAGCTTCGTCGTCCCAAACGCAGAAATTCCACGCTAGTTCGATTTCAACGAAGTCAACAAGTTCGTTAAAAAGGCATGGCAGGAATCGATTCCCAACATCGCACCAAGTGCCACGCTTGATATCGCTAGGGCTAGCAGAAAGACAATGAGTGCGAGTAACCCAACGATTATTAATATAATATCTAACATCATTGATCCTATCAGGTATAAACATCCAAACGTCTTGGATGTGGTCAAGGCCCTCTTCGGCTAGCCAATAACGGAAAGGATGCTTTTCTTTAGAAGCACGTTTCCATTGCGCCCAGCCTTTAGAAGTTTCGGCGGTCGGCTTAGATGAACCGCGAAGCCAATCTGCAAATTTTGTACAAGTCCAATAATTTCTCATAATAGTTTTTCTCTGTAGAACACTTTAATTATACAAGAAATTAAAAAACCCGTCAAGATGATTCAATTTTGCCCCATTTAATTTTTAGCCAAATTCGTTCGTGTATGTAATAATCAATACTTAAAAGTATGTGTAGAGCTGTTGCAAAACCAGTTGCACTTCCAATATCTCCTGTGAACAGATATGTCCAAAATATTGTGAACAACCAAGCAGTTAGTCTGTAACTAACCATTCTTGCGATAGTCCGTTGGTGTGTTTCCATTAAATTTTCCTTTGATATCCTGCCAAATTAAGCATGATCGAATACTGCTCGTAGGCTTTTTGGACAGCAGGATTGGTATGCCGATAGTGTGCTTCTTCTCTTTCTTTGTCCATTAAAGTTTGGAACATATCGATCTCTCCTTTAGAATGGTTGTGCCACCTAAAGAAACGTTTTTCTAATTCTATAAGAGTGCGGAGTCTACCTTCTGGTATTTCTAAAGTAATGACTTTTTCAGTTTCGTATTCTACAACATCATTTCGGATGATGTCAGCACGTTCTGGTTCTGTAAAAAATCTAGGAGGATGATATCGTGCCCTACGCTTTTGATCGTTTAGGACACGAACCTCATAATTTTGACAGAATGCATTAACAAGATCGTTATCCATTTTGTACTAAACTCTCACTCATTGGAAAGATTGCAGCAATGGCCTTAGCACAGGCCACAGCAACTTCTTGATGCTCTTTCTGTGTCCCGTTTGCTGACCTAAGTTCAATAAAATGAATCCAAGAACGAAGTGTTCCGTTCATATACAATCTACTTTCAATTAGGCCTTCTGGTAAAACAGCACGAGCTTGCTCTTTAGCAATGCCGTTTTCAATAGCAAAGTTGTAGGCCTCTAAGGCAGCAAGTTTAACACGAGTCTGTGCTTTCTCCCATTCTTGTGTTAGTCTTCGAGCTTCCGGATTATCCTGTACAAGTTCTATACTATTTTGTCTATTTTTGGGATCTTGGAGTCTTGGTTCTCTAAGTACAAAGCTGAGATCCTTTGTTGGGTCAGCGTAACGCTGACTGAACTCTTGGAAACTAAAACTTCTGTGACGTAAGATTTGCCGTGCAATATCTCGTGTTGTCGTAATCTCCATGCAAGCTGATACCATTTCGAGAGGACTCCAGTGTGCGTGTCTAACGAGATACTTGATAAGTTTTTCACTTGTGTCTGTGTTGAGCTGATTGCTTGGGTTTGAGACTCTGGCACAATAGGCGATGAGTTCTTGTGCATCGTCGATTCCCTTGTCGGCAAAATCGGCAGTTGGTTGTGAATAGGAGACGAGCTTAACATCCATTTATTTTTCCTTTAAATTGCTAGATTAAAATTGATAGCACATCGGGGACCGTTTTTAGGAATGCCGCCACCGTGCTTATGATTACCATCGAATAATACAACTCTACCTTTCTTAGGTGTTACACGTTGAACAACATTATTATTGTTATCAAAGAATACGGTATCCCCGTCGCTGTCATTAACGTAGTATAACACAACTAAGTGAGGATAGGGCAAGTCTGTATGAGGGTCATAGTATTCTTTATTAGTTTTATACGGCATTAAAACAAAAATCCGTCCAACTAATATATCTTTAAATTGAATATTTTCTTTTGCAAATACCAGCTGAGGAATTAATCCAAAGTTTGGCAGATGTGTCGAAATAGTGTTTGATGATTTAAGAACATGAACAAAACTAAGCGGAGCGAAAGATTCTTCTCTTGCGGTAAGTTCATATTTGCATTTTAGGTCTACTATCGGATGCATCATTTTATCTCCGCTGAGACCTAAAATACTTAATTCAAAGTAATCCTGAAGGTGTTCAGGAATTACATCATCTAATACTTTTATCAATTTTGATCTTCTTCCGGTTCATCAAAACATAAACTTTCTAGAGTTTTATAATGTTCGTATGCCTTTTTCAAAGCTGCAAACTTTTCAAGTTTTTTTGGATCTGGAACAAGGATTGATAATCTATCTTCCATTCTTTTTAAAAACTCTTTTAGGCTTACATCACCTAATTTAATGTCTGCTTCTTTATCTAATTGTATTCCGTTTCCATCAAAGTTAACCCTAGGAGGCGAAACATTTAGCGTACCATAACACGTTGAACCTGTGTTCATAGTATAACAAGATCCAGTCCAGGTATTGGTATATGATATACCACTAGTACTTGGCAAAGTTATTGTGGTGATCGGGGCTGTTGTTAACGAATCTAAAGAAGAAATTGTTATAGTGTCAGTGCCGCTATAAGATAAATCATAGATTGATTGAGCAGCACCAACAGCGCCGGGATCTAAAACAACATCTTCGGATATACTTTCTATTTCTTCCGAGCTAATTGCTTTAAGTTGATCGGCGGTTAACATGTTATTTTCCTTTAGCTTCTTTACGAGCGTTCTTTTCCTCTGTAATTTCTCCACGACGTGCTTTGACTAATTTAGCAACTTCTTGTAATGCTTTACGTGCTCTTGTTCCTGCTGCACCGTTACCTGATGTAAATTTTGCATCTTCTGCTAAGAATGCTTCGAATTGAGCTTTTAATTGTTCTACGGTATTTGACATATTATATTTTTCCTTATATTGGTGTGGTCGGTAGGTTTCGAACCTACAAGAACTGCGGGCTACGCCCATCGTCCCGGCCCCTTTCCAAACTATGGGTTTGGCGGGAGGTCTGCCATATTCCACTCACGACCACATACTTATTATATACTCGCAATGCGCCTAGAACAACTGATTGTGGCTTAAATATGTTCAGTTTATGAATATCAATTTTCAAGAAATACCATTTCAAAATATAACAAGGTTTGGACAACGAACTATGTTGTCCGATAATTTATTTTCCGTTAGTTGGATTCTAGGAAGGTTTTGCAATTACAAATGTAGTTACTGCTGGCCTTATGCTAGATCGGATAAGTTAGACTATCAAGAGTTTAAGGTTTACACAAATGCTATCGATGAAATAAAAAGACAGGCAAGAAAAAATGGTTTTGATAAGTTTCATTGGTCGTTCAGCGGTGGGGAACCCACCGCATATAAGCAACTTTTAGATTTGGTAAAATATATTGATGACGGTCCGGGGACACCTTATCAGAGTGTTCATATGACTACAAATTTAAGTCCGGGTAGCAAATGGTGGAAAACTTGGTGCTCCAATACCGAAATGCTTCAACGGAGAAGTATTACGGCAAGTTATCACGCTGAATTTGCCAAAGAACAAGAGTTTGGAGACAAATGTCTACAATTAATGTATGAACTAGTTCATGTTACCGTTAATCAAGTAATGGTACCGGAGAATTTTTTTGAGCTATATGAGAGGTGTGAAAGATTACATAACAGAGGTATTAATGTAACTCTAAAACCTCAAAGTGATCCTACCGCTAGCCATGTTGTTGACGGATATACTGAAGAAATGATTCACCTTATGCAAACAGGATTCCCTCAACGTGCCAACGGTGAAGATGTTTATCAGATAGCATTATATGATGCAGACGGAAAAGAATATCTTTTTGATCAAGCAGAACGGTTTAATGCGTTTGGATTTAATAAATTTCAAGGATGGAATTGTAATGCAGGATATCAAAGTGTTATAATAAGAGGTAATGAAGTCAAAAGAAGTTATAGTTGCCACGATGCTCCGTTGGGAACATTAACAGATGGCTTTGAACTTATTACTAAACCTAGAGTTTGTGTAACTCCTACGTGTGTTAGTTCGGCAGATAGTAAGATACCAAAACAAAAATTATGAATTTAGTATCTATAGATAACAATTGGCGAGATGAAGTCTTAAACATAGACTTGAATCTTGGCAATTATTGTAATTACAAGTGTTGGTACTGCTGGCCAGACTCAAATGCAGGCACATATAAATTTCCTAACATAGAAGTGATAAAGAAAAATATGTCTCATTTCTTAAATCATTATCTAAAGAACACAAATAAAAAAGTTTTTGATATACATTTCTGTGGAGGGGAGCCCACCCATTGGAAAGACTTACCAGAGTTTGTTAAGTTTTTAAAAGAAAATTTTAATTGTCTAATTTCAATGACCTCCAACGGTTCGAAAAAAATTGAATGGTGGAAAAATAATGCTAGATATTTTGATAGAATTCATATGAGCTGTCATCGAGAATATGTAGACATAGAACAATATAGAGATTTATGTGATTATCTGTATGATCAAAAAGTAGTTGTAAGCGTATCAGTTATGATGGATCCTACTGCGTGGGATCAATGTGTTGGGATGGTTGAATATCTTAAACGTAGTCGTAGAAAATGGACTATTCGTTATGTTGAGCTTATTGGAAAAACAATAGACTATACTGCTGATCAAAAAAAATTATTGTCTAAACACAGAGCAAGGCGAGTAAGTCTATGGTTCTTTTGGCGTAATAACAAATATTATCGAAGCATAGTAACCGCCAAAGACAATACAGGTAAAAAATATAGATTAGAAGAAAACGAAATTTTATTAAAACGATTAAACAACTTCTATGGATGGGAATGTAGTTTAGGAATTAATTGGGTTCATATCTCAATGGCAGGAGATATCACCGGAACTTGTAATCAATTTTTGTACGGAAATGATTTTCATTACAATTTATACGACTTAGATTTTGATAAAAAGTTTAATCCAATAGTACAATCAGTAATATGTGCCAAAACTTCTTGCGTATGTAATATAGAAACAAATATGCCAAAGAAAAAAATAAACAATACTAATAAAGTGATACCAATTTATGAAAATTGATCTAGAACATTTACACTACTGGATGTGTGCTATTCGTGAAAGCGAAAATCCTATGAGGACTCTTGATGCGTTCTGGTCAGGACAATTAAAAAGCAAAGAATGGTTAATAGAAAATCTAGTCTATTACATCTATCCTGAGCGTAATAAAGAATTAGACTTTCCTCTTTCTGTGGATATTCACGGTGGATGGGTTGGTGTACTATCAAGTATGCTGTTTCAAAGTGCTATTCCTATTAAAAATATTCGTAGCATTGATATAGATCCTAGTTGTGAATCTATTGCTACTATGATGAATAAAAA